ATGGCCCGCCCACCCAAAAAAACCAACGGCAATGGCAACGGCTCATCGCGCGCCCTGACCACCCCGCAAGCCGTCAACGCCGCCATCTGGTCGGTCTGCGACATCCTGCGCCGCTCGGCTTGCACCAGTGCCCTGCAATACGTCCCGGAACTCACCTGGCTGCTGTTCCTGCGCATCCTCGACGAACAGGAACAGCGCGAAGCCGAAAACGCCGAGATCGTCGGCAGTGACTTCACGCCCTCGCTCAATGAACCTTACCGCTGGTGCGACTGGGCCGCGCCTTACGATGAAAAAGGCGACTATCCGCCCGTAACTGCTATGGGCAGTCGGCGCGGCTGGCTCCGCCATGACCAGCAAAACGGCTCGCTCGGCAGCTTCTTCGCCTTCGTCAACGGCCAATTACTCCCCTACCTGCGCGGCCTGGCCCGGCAACCCAACGCCACGCCCCGGCAAAAGGTCATCGGTCAAATCCTCTCCGGCGTCGAACGCACCCGCATCGACACCGAGCGCAATTTCGCCGACGTACTGGACAAGCTCGATCCGATCCGCCTGGAAACCACCGACCCGCAACACGTCTTCATCCTCTCGCAAATCTACGAAGGTCTGTTGCTGCGCATGGGCGAGAAGGGCAACGACGGCGGCCAGTTCTTCACTCCGCGCCAAGTCATTAAAGCCATGGTCGAGGTCATTCACCCGCGCTTGGGTGAAACCCTCTACGATCCCAGTTGCGGCACCGGCGGCTTTCTGGCCCAAGCCTACCAATACCTGCATGAGCGCGAAGTTGCGGATAACCCCGCCATCACCCCCGACCGGCTCGACCAGCTCAAACACGACACCTTCTACGGCCGCGAGAAAGAAAACCTCATCTATCCTATTGCCTTGGCCAATCTGGTCGTGCATGGCATCGACCGGCCCAATCTCTGGCACGGCAACACCCTCACCGGCGACGTGACCTATGACCGGCTGTTCGACACCGCCCCGGCCCAATTCGACGTGATCCTGACCAATCCGCCCTTTGGCGGTAAGGAGGGCACGGACGCGCAAAAACGCTTTGACTTCAAAACCAGCGCGACCCAAGTGCTGTTTCTGCAACACATCATCAAGAGTCTCAAGGACGGCGGACGCTGCGGCATTGTCCTCGATGAAGGCGTGCTATTCCGCACCAATGAAACCGCCTTCGTCCAGACCAAACGCAAGCTGCTGGATGATTGCGATTTATGGTGCATCGTCAGCCTGCCGGGCGGGGTGTTCACCGCCGCTGGCGCTGGCGTCAAAACCAACCTGCTGTTTTTCACCAAAGGCTCGCCGACGACGCGAATTTGGTATTACGACCTGTCGGCGCTCAAGGTCGCCAAGCGCCAGCCATTGATTTTCGAGGAACACTTCCAGGATTTCATGCAGCGCCTGCCGGAACGCAGCGACAGCGAACGCAGTTGGACGGTTGATTTCACCGCCCGCCAGCGCCAGGCCGCTGAAGCCGCCGCGCCGCTCAAAACCCAAGCTCAACAGAAAACCGACGAAGCGGCCCAATGGAAAGTCCGGCTGAACGATCTGAAGCGCGCTAAACCCCGTAATTTTGAGGCCGAAACCGCCGCGCAAGACCGCTGCCAAACCTTGACCAAGGAAGCCCGCGAGTTATCAACCCAAGCGCAAGCGATTGAAGACGCGGCGTATGACCTGAAAGCGGTCAACCCGAACGTGAAAACTGATCAGGACGCCCGAACTCCTGCTGAATTGCTGGATTTCATCGAAGCCAAAGGCCGGGAAGTTGCGGCGGCGCTGGAACGGTTGCGAGGTGGGTAATACAAACGATCAGCCGCTTGTAAGCGCTGTCGTCGTTTTGGAAGAAGGGACTTACGGGGTCACACCCGCATTACGAGGATTGAGCGTTACGCCCACTGGGTGCCGGGAATGTGCAGGTGGCGGTAGCGGTTGTGGATAGCATGTCACGATCAGGTCACACGCCTTCGGAACCGTTGGAGAAAACGAGCGGGTAAACTATGGAAAAATATGGTGGGCGATGCTGGGTTCGAACCAGCGACCCCTGCCGTGTGAATCCAGAGCACGGATTTATAGGACAATCCAAACAATCGCTTAGCGCCATCCGCCCCACGTTGATTTGCCACGGATGGACAGGAAAACTCTCGGCGTGACCAAGTTTCGTCACGATTCGGTCACGTTCACCGCCACGCCATTAGGCGTACACTTGAAAGTCCCGCGCTTAAAACATCCCCGTTGCCCTTGGCGAAATCTCGCCATCGGCCATCGCGCCACAGGTGCGCTTGGCCCCGCTTGTTTATCTCATAGTGCATGAGTAGACTAGATCACAGTCTGATCCCACGACACCGGATCCAGTATCGCGTCCTGTCTGAGCGCGTCTCCGTCCTCGGCAACGACATGCCCGAAATCACACAATTCAACTTGTGGAGTTTCGATGCATGGCGCTCACGAATTTCGCCGCGCTCACCGCGCTGCAAAAAACCGTCTGGTCTCGCGACCTCTGGCAAAACGCCCGCGATCAGATGTTCATCAAGCGGTTCACTGGAACCGGCGACAACAGCCTCATCCAACGCATCACCGACCTGACCAAGACCGAGCGGGGCGAAAAGGTCCTGATGCACCTCGTCGCGGACCTGACCACCGATGGCGTGGTCGGCGACAACCCGCGCGAGGGCAACGAGGAGGCGATGCAGTCCTACAGTCTGGACCTGCAAATCGACCTGATCAGTCAGCAAGTTCGCAACAAGGGCAAGATGGCGGATCAAAAGACCATCGTCAATTTCCGCGAACAAGCCCGCGACAAACTGGCCTACTGGTTGGCCAACCGCCTGGACCAACTGGCGTTTCTGACGCTCTCCGGGGTGAGCTACGCCTACCACACCGACGGCTCGGCCCGCGCCAACTCCGCGCTGGCGCAGCTTTCGTTCGCCGCCGACGTGTCCGCGCCCACCACTCACCGCCATCGGCGCTGGGACGTGAGCACCACCAACACCCTGCAAGTCGGCTCGACGGCGGACGTGGCGGCGACGGATACGCCCAGCTACGAGATGATCGTGCAACTGGTGGCCTACGCCAAGACGCACTACGTCAAGCCCCTGATGTCCGGCGGCAAGGAATACTACGTGCTGCTGGTGCATCCCGGCGCCTTGTCCAAGCTCAAGATGGATCCCGCCTATCGGGACGCCATCGTCAACGCCGCGCCCAAGGGCGACCAGAATCCGTTTTTCACCGGCGCCACCGTCACCGTGGATGGGGCGGTACTGCACGAACATCGCCTGGTGTTCAACACCCTGGGACTGGCGTCCGGCTCCAAGTGGGGGGGCGGCACGGTCGATGGCACCCGGACCCTGCTGTGCGGAGCACAAGCCTTGGCCATGGCCGATCTGGGCCCGCCGGAATGGGCCGAGGAATCCTTCGACTACGGCGCGCAACAAGGCATCAGCGTGGACAAGATGTTCGGCTTTCGCAAACCCAAGTTCCTGTCGCCCTGCGATGGCGCCGTCGAAGATTTCGGCGTCGTCGCGTGCGATCACGCTCTGTAAGGAGATTCTGCATGGCTATTACGTTGCAATCAGACCGGCAGGAATCGGCGTGGGCGACCGTGGACTTTTCCTACACGGACCTCACTTCGGGATCTGCCGCCACCGCCATCAAGCTGCCGGTGGGCGCAGTGGTGGTGGGCGGCGCGGTGGTGGTCAAAACGGCGTTTAACTCGGGCACGTCGGATGCGCTGGTGGTGGGCGATAGCGCCACCGCCAACCGCTACCTGGCCTCGACCAGCGTCGCGGCCGCCGGCCGGACCGCGCTCGTCCCGACCGGCTATCAAGCGCTGCCCACGACCCGCGAGATCAAAGTCACCTGGACGGCGGTCGGCACGGCGGCCAGCGCCGGGGCGATTCGGCTGGAAATCAATTACCTCGTGCCCGGTCGGGCCACCTTCAGTCAGGACTGACTCATGGCGATCTTCCGATCTCCCGGTACCGAACCTGTTCATCTCGCCCTCCTGTCCGGGCATGCCATCGTGATCGGCCCGGAGGGGCGCGAGCTGCCTCCACCATTCGAGGCGGCGGCGATGGCTGCCGGATGTCGCTTCGTTCCCAACCCCCCGCGCCAGCGGCCGCCGAAACCCGCCGAATCCGCCCCTGAACCGACCGCGCCTCAGGCCGATCCATGACTGTGGCGGAGTTGATCGAAACGTTTCGCGCCCTGATGGATGACCAGGCCCAGCCGTATCGGTGGGAAGATGCGGTCGTTCTGGACTGGTTGGCCGAAGCCGAAACCGAGGTCTGCATCCGCGCCGGCCTGCTCGTGGACGAGGACACCGAGGAGGTGGCCGTGCTGGCCGTGACCGCCGGGGAGGCGTGGCTCCTCCTGTCGCCCCTGGTGCTGGGTGTCACGCGCGCCACGCTGGCGTCCAGCGGCGCGCGGTTGCTCGTCGAGGATCCGGAGCTGCTGGATCGGTTGAACGCGGGCTGGGAATCCGCGACGGGCCCGCCGAGTGGGTACTACCTGGAGGGCCAGCGGCTGCGCCTCATCCCGACGCCGGCCGCCCCCGATACCCTGCGGTTGCGGGTGGTGCGCCTGCCGAAGGTGGCGCTGACCCTCGCCGACCCCGATGACGAACCGGAGATCCCCCCGGAGCATCATCGCGGGCTGCTCGATTGGGCGCTGTTCCGGGCCGGCTCCGACCGCGACGCCGATAGCTTCAACCTCGCCCTGGCCGATCGGGCGCTGCGGGATTTCGAGATGCGGTTCGGGTTCCGCCTCACGGCCTATGCCCGCCGCCAGCAGCGCGACCGGCGCGTACATCGCGTGACCCCGCTGGCCTTTTAGGAGGATCTTCATGTCGGAAAACCCCGCGCCGCTGGTCTGGAAATTCCCGCTGGGCCTGGATCAGCGCGCTCGGGAGTACGCGCTGGCCGAGGGGTCCGCGCAGGTCTTGACCAACGTGGACGTCACCCGGGACGGCGGTCTGCGGTGCCGCATGGGGCTGCGCGCCGTGTTGGGGGGGGATTGCCATTCGTTGTTTGTCCCGCCCCATCACCGCTTTGCGCTGCTCGTTCGGAATGGGGCCTTGTGTCGGATCGACCGGATCGACGCGGCCCTGGACGTGACGCCCTTGAGCGCCGCCGTGGGGCCAGTGGCTTATGCCCCGCTGCACGAGGACGTGTATTGGACGGATGGCGCGCAGGTCGGGCGGGTGGACGAAAACGGGAATCTGGCTCCCTGGGGATTGGCGGTTCCGCCCGCGCCTCGGGCCGTGGCGGTCGGCTCTGGCGGGTTGTTTGCCGGCGTCTATCAAGTCGCGCTGACCGCCCTGCATCCCTCGGGGCTGGAATCCGGCGCAGCGGAGCCGGTCACGGTCGAGGTTCCCGAGGGCGGCGGCATTCAAGTGACCGTACCCAGCGCGACCGGGGTGCGCTTTGCGGTGTACCGCACCCCGGCCCAGGGCGGCTCTGACGAACTCCGCCAGGCGTGGGTAGCCGCCCCCGAGGCGACGGGCGTGTTAGGCGTTCAAACCCTGGGCCGCCGTTTGGAAAGTTTGGCGGCGGTGCGCCCCGTTCCGGGACACGCGCTGCTGGCCTGGCGGGGGCGGCTGTGGATCGCCGCTGGATCGGTGGTCTGGGTCACGTCGGAACGCTCGCCGCACTGGTTATTCCCGGATCAGGGCTATTTCGCCTTTGAAAGCCCCGTGACCCTGCTCGGCGCGGCGGATGATGGCGTCTACATTGGGCTGACCGACCGCCTGTATTTTCTGCAAGGCGCAGACCTGGACAGCCTGACCCAGCGCCCGGTGGCGGACTGCGGCGCGGCGAGCGGGGGCGGCGCCGCCGCGCCGCTGGATCTGTTTAGCGCGGAAGGGGCGCTCCCCGGTCGGCAATGCCTGTTTTTTGATCGCGACGGTTTCCTGTGCATCGGCAAGCCCGGCGGAATGATCCTGCGGCCGACTCAGCCGCGATGGAGCGCCGGAGCGTTAGCCCACGGGGTTTTAACGTATCGCGCCCAGGAAGGCCTGCGCCAGGTGGTCGCGCTGCTGACGCACGCTGAAGCGCAGGGGATCGAAACGGCGCAAGCGTCATCGACGCCGATTCAGGAGAGGTTTTCTCATGATTAAGATCCCCTTTTCTTTCCCCAATCCGGCGGAGCGGAAACGACGGCTCGCCGTTTGTCAGGCCTGTCCTGATCTGCTGAAGACGAAAATCCCGTTCAGCGCCTGGGTGCTGGAGCGGTGTGGAGTCTGCGGGTGTCCGGTGGTTTCCCGCAGTGTGGTGGGATGCCCGGTGGGTAAATTTTAGAGCGTACTCTTGAGGGAAATCTGATGAATCGTTTAAGTAGTTCCATTCAGTCGGTGGTGGCTGCCTTACACCCACGGCATTGGCGGGAGCTGGGTCGCCGGTTCCGCAATCGGCGCTATGAGGTTACGGATGATGGCGAGGTCTTGATCGCCCACGCCCGCATCGGCGGCCTTTTTTCCACCCGCGCGCCCGACGGGCAGGGCGAGGTGCTCACGCACAACCTGCTGACCACCGAAGGCGTCAACTATCTGTTGGCCTGTGGACTCGGCGGCGGGGTGCAGATGGGGGCGTTTTACATTGCTCCCTTCAGCGGCAACGTGGTGGTGGCGGATACCTGGACGGCAGCGACGTTTGCCAGTACCGCCACCGAATTGACCACCCAGTACGACGAAGCGACGCGGGTGACGTTTGTGAAATCGACGCCCGCCAACAAATCCACGAACAATACGGCGAATCCCGCCGTTTTTACCTCGGCCCTCGATAACGTGAATATT